GCGTATAGTACTGACGGTATTAATTGGACGCCGTCTACGATACCTACTGCGAATTGGATTTCCGTAGCCTACGGTAATGGCAGGTTCGTCGCTGTAGCTGATAACTCACCCGTAGCAGCGGCGTATAGTACTGACGGCATTACCTGGACGGAGTCTACGATTTCTTCTAGGTATTGGATGTCTGTAACCTACGGTAACGGCAGGTTCGTCGCCGTAGCCGGCACCTCCGATACAGCATATAGTACTGACGGTATTAATTGGACGGAGTCTACGATGTCTTCTGGGTATTGGAATTTTGTAACCTACGGTAACGGCAGATTTGTCGCTGTATCTTATGACTCAGGCAAAACGGCGTATATGTCCTTTGGAAAGGTTTTAAGAGAAGCGATTGATTACACAGCGGGAGAGAATATAGAAATCAAAGATAACGAAATTTCCAGCAATGTGTTGGGAGCGATTGTCGATCCTAGTACCGACGGATGGATGCCGGCGGAGATGCCTTCTTCTGCGAGTTGGACTTCGGTAACCTACGGTAATAATAGATTTGTCGCCGTAGCTTATAACTCCAACAAAGCAGCCTACAGCCACGATGGTACTAATTGGACGCCGTCTACGCTGCCTGCTGCGGTTTGGTTCTCTGTAACCTACGGTAATGGTAAGTTCGTCGCTGTAGCTGATAACTCAGATAAAGCAGCATATAGTACTGACGGCATTAATTGGACTCAGACTGAGATACCTACTGGGGCTTGGACTTCGGTAGCCTACGGAAACGGTAAATTCGTCGCCGTAGCAGGTAATAACTCCAATAAATCAGCTTACAGCTACGACGGTATTAATTGGACGCCGTCTACGCTGCCTTCTACTGCGAATTGGTATTCGGTAACCTACGGTAACGGCAGGTTCGTTGCCGTAGCTACGAACTCCATCACAGCGTATAGTACTAACGGCATTAATTGGACTGCGTCTGCGATGCTTCCTACTGCGGATTGGCGTTCTGTAACCTACGGTAACGGCAGATTTGTTGCTGTAGCCTATAACTCAACCGCGGCGGCGTATAGTATTGACGGCGTTACCTGGACATCGTCTACGCTGCCTTCTGGGTATTGGCGTTCTGTAACCTACGGTGATAATAGATTCGTCGCCGTAGCAGCTAATAACTCCAATAAAACGGTATATAGTACTGACGGCATTAATTGGACGTCGTCTGCTACGCTGCCTTTTTCTGCGAATTGGAATTCTGTAATCTACGGAAACGGCAGATTCGTTGCCGTAGCAACCAATAACTCAACTAAAGCGGCGTATATGTCCTTTGGAACGGTTTTAAGAGAAGCGATTAATTACACAGCGGGAGAGAATATAGAAATCAAAGATAACGAAATTTCCAGCAATGTGTTGGGAGCGATCGTCGATCCTGGTACCGGCAGATGGAAGCTGACTACGATACCTTTTGCGAATTGGCATTCTGTAACCTACGGTAACGGCAGGTTCGTCGCCGTAGCTGTCAGCTCAACCAAAGCGGCGTATAGTACTGACGGTATTAATTGGACTCAGACTACGATACCTGCTGCGAATTGGCAGTCGGTAACCTACGGGAACGGTAAGTTCGTCGCTGTAGGTTATAGCTCAACCGCAGCGGCGGCGTATAGTACTGACGGTATTAATTGGGTTCAGACTGAGATACCTACTGGGCCTTGGACTTCGGTAGCCTACGGAAACGGTAAGTTCGTCGTTGTAGCAAGTAGTAGCTCAACCGCAGCGGCGGCGTATAGTACTGACGGCATTAATTGGACGGAGTCTACGATACCTTCTGCGAATTGGCGTTCTGTAACCTACGGTAACGGTAAATTTGTCGCTGTAGCTTATCACTCAACCGTAACAGCTTACAGCTACGACGGTATTAATTGGACGGAGTCTACGCTGCCTTCTGCGAATTGGATTTCGGTAACCTATGGTAACGGCAGGTTCGTCGCTATAGCTGATAGCTCAATCACAGCGTATAGTACTAACGGCATTAATTGGACGGAGTCTGCTACGCTGCCTGCTGCAGTTTGGTATTCGGTAACCTACGGTGATAATAGATTCGTCGCTGTAGCTTATAACTCAACCGCGGCGGCGTATATGCCTTTTTTACGTACTTTTAGAGATCTTGTTAACTACGTGCTTAGTATTAAGTAGCTATGTGTTTGAAATATAAATATAATTTTGTATAATTATTATGTATTAAGGATTTATTAAATATGCCGAGAAAAATCGGGAATAGTAAGCTTACAATTCATTCCTCTCCTCAAATGTTGATAAATGAAGTTAATAGATTGAAGCAATTACTAAGGGCGCGTCTTAGAAGCATCGCTCCGATAGCCGGAGTATCGAAGGATCCGTTTTTGATGATATTCAGAAGAAACGCTAATACACAAGAAAGAGAATAGATGGAAGAAGTAAGGTTTATAGAGTATCTGCCACAGCACGCTTACGAGATGGATTGGAAAGACAAAGATGAGTTTTTGGGGATTGTAAAAGGTAATCCGCAGTTTTTTCATTTGATGTCTACGTTGGATGATACGTTAACTATGGTAAGAGGAGATAAGATACTTGCATTAATATCTGCATCGCCAACCGAAGCTTATAAAGCTGGTATAATATTTTTTATGTCTAATACGTATGTAGATGAGTTCGATAAAGAGATATTTACGGCAACTAAAGTTATGCTAGACAATATCTGTAAAAAATATAGCAAGAGAGTATCTTTGGAAGCGAAAGCTACCAACATAAAATTAATAAAATTCTTAGATAAATTAGGATTTAAGAAAGAGGGCGTTATGAGGAAAAAAGGACATAACGGAGAAGATTACATTTTGTTTTCGATCGTAGAAGGGGACTAAAATGTGTGGTTTTTTTGGAGAAGTAGGAAAAGTATTTAAACCTGTTGTTCGAATAGCTGCACCGATAGTAGGCGCTGGATTAGGAGGCCCTTTGGGAGCTGCTGCGGCGAGCGCGGCAGCTACCGCGGCTACCGGTGGCAATCGCGGTGATATATTTCGCAGCGGAGCATTGGGCGGCTTAGGAGCGGCGGCAGGCAGTGCTTTTGGCAGTCAGAATTATTTAGCTCGTTATTTGGGAGGTTCTGATGTGTTTCAAACGGCGACAACAGGAGTTGGGGCGTATTTAGGTAATAACGCGGCGGCCAGCATAAACGCTAATCTGAGGGCTATGAGACAGGCTAATGCAGAGTATACCGCGCCAAGCGCTCCCAGCTTTGAAGTCCTGAAAGCCGAGGGGGCGGCAAAAGCTCGGGAAGCGTTTGAAAGAGAAGGCATAAGGCATATACTTGCCGACAGTCTTCATAGGAGAATCCGCAGATCGAGCGAGATAGATATTTATAATTACACTAAATTTGCCGATTGGAAGTCGAGAGTAAAAAGCAGATCTCGCAAAGGATACAGAAGTGAATAAATCTCAAAAACAGTCTCAATCTCAAGAACAGCCTCAGCGTCAATCGATGAGCATAGTTGATATATTATTTCAGAACTTAGACGTTAGAGACATCATCAAGAAATGGAATCGAGTCAGAACGGCAAGGCAGCCCTGGGAACAGAAATGGCAGATGATTCAAGATATGGTTATGCCGAACTACAGGGATTTTCTCAGCAATGCGGGCAATGTTTCTCTTCATCCTCAAACTAACAAAATAAGGAATCATTCTTCGTCAGTATCCGGCAGGATCAATAAAGTAGTATCCCAGATGAATTCTCAGTTAACAGATCCGTCTATTAAATGGCTGGATTTGAAATTTATTGATCCGTGTTACCTAGCCAACGGCATGCCTATATCCATAAGCGGGTTTGATTCCGCAAAGAGGTGGTTATATTCATTAAAGGAATCGTTATACAATTTATTTTCAGATCCTAGCAGTAATTTTTATCCGTCTACCTACAGTTTTCATTTTGATTGGTTCACGATAGGCACAGCGTGCAGAGAGATAGTATTAAGAAAAGATACGGGCAAAATACACTTTAACGCTGTATCAATGCAGAACATATATGTTGAGCTATCGGGACACGGAGATATCAGCACAATTTACCGGAGGTTTCTGCTCAGTCCGAAGCAGGCATACGACTTATGGGGAGACCGCTTGCATCCTACTCAATTGCAATTAGTAGCGCAAAGCATTAACGATTCAGCAAGGCATAATCTGCATGAATATGTAGAGGTATCCCAGCCTAATCCGTTAAAAAACCAGATACCATCTCCGGATTATATGACCTGCGTAATAGATGTAATGAATAAGCATGTTGCAGATATCGGTCTTCACAAGCAATCTCCGTATATAGTATCGAGATTCGACGTAGCGCCAAACGAGATATACGGCAGATCGTACACGTGGTACGCGATGCCGACGATTATCACGTTAAGCAAATTAGATAAGAGAGCTATACAGATTGCGGATTACTCTGCTTCTCCTCCTATATTAGTGAAAGATACGGCGGCGCTCGCCATACAGTATTTAGCTCCGGATACCATGGTTCAGGGTCTGGACGCTAACGGCAGACCTACTATGATGCAAATGCCTATTACAGGAAACTTCCCGCTTTTAATGGAGTTCTATAGGCAGAAGCTGGACGAATTAGACGAAGCGTTGGTAGCTAGAGATATATTTTCTCAAGAAAGTCCGAACATGACGGCAACAGAGGTAAACGAGAGGAAGATTCAAGCGTCAAATAGATTACGTCCTATACTCGTGAGATTAGAGCACGAGGACTTAAATAATATGGTTCATCGTTCTCTATCTTTACTGTCTGAAATCGGCATGCTTCCGGCGTTTCCATACGCTCAAGTTGAGGAAGAACTGGGCGTGCAGGAGGGAATGCTACAGCAGCTGCTGCCGGATCCGTTAAGTCAATTAAGAATAGTGTTTTCAGGTCCTATGGCTAGAATGCAGAGAATGCAGGATGTGCAGAACAGCGAGTTACTGTTTCAGAAGACAATGCAGGCGGCGCAGGTAGATCCGTCAGTATTAGATAAAATTAATCTGGAAAACATTATATCTATGGACGCGGAGATATACGGAGTAGATCCGCAGGTGATTAATCCGCCGGAAGTTGTGCAGCAGATACGAGCGCAGCGCGCTGAGCAAGAGAGTCGTCAGGCGGAGGAGCAAGCTAAAACGGCAGATAGTCAGAGGCAGGCTATGTTGATAGATACTATGATAAAAGCCAGAAATGGCGGCATAGATATCGGAGTCGGCGCATGAATAAGCAGAAAACAGAAAAGATAAAGCTGGCGTTTGACAGAGTATTTAAGTCGAAGGACGGCGAAACAATTTTGTATACGTTAGGAAGTGCTTGCCTTTCTGAGGTAGGGGAATATGAACCCGACTCTTATAAAATGGCGTTTAAAGAAGGTCAGCGGAATATGTTATTCCGTATATTGAGAATTTCTGGTATTGATATACAAACGCTTTTAAAAAAATATGAAATTATGGAAAAAGAGGAGATTTTATGGACACAGTAAATAACGATCAAAATTACGATCAGGGTTACGACCATGGTTACGATCAGCCTGTAAATCAGGATTGGAGATCGAACATATCTCCGGAACTGCAGAACACAGCAAGTAGGTTTAATTCACCGGAGAGTTTGGTTAAAGCGTATAGAGACGCTCAAGGCTTGATCGGCAAAAAGGTCGGGGAGTATTCTCAGCAGGATTGGCAGTCATACGCGGCGATTCAAGAACAGATTAACAATATTCCTTCATCGTCAGACAGATATAACTTTGATCTATCTCCGCTGTCAGAAGACAGTGAAAACACTTTTTCTAACGAAGACATCGCGGCGTTGAAGGAAGTGTCTCATGCTTTGGGATTGAATAGCGATCAGGCTCAAGGGCTATACAATGTATTAAACGAGGTAAACAATCAGGCAGCAGCCTCTCAAGAAGAAGCGTCTATGGAATACGCGTCCTATAATCTAAGCGAGTTAGCGAGGGATTGGGGAGAAGCGTACGAGACTAAACTTCAGTCCATAAGCAACTGCGTTGAGAACATATTGCCTCAGATTACAGGTGTCAGCGCAGAACGTATAAAAGAAGAGATATCTCAAAGCGGAATGCAATACAGCTCATTGCTTATGAATATGTTTGCCGCGATAGGAGAGTTAGGCTCTGAAGGGCGTTCTTCAGGATACAATAATATAGCTCCTATGGACGCCAATATGAGGTTGGAACATTTAAAGTCCGATCCTAACTTCGCAAATATCATGGCCAATAGATGGGATCCCAGACATAATCAGGTGAAAGAAGAATACAGATCTTTGTTAGCAATTAAAAACGGTGAAATGTAGATGACAACAGAACCCATAAAAATGGACAAAACAAATTCTACATCTCAATGTGGTCAAGGAAAAATTCAAAATACATTGGTAGAATTAAACGAGCTCGGCTTAACAAGAGAGCAGGCATTAAGGCTTGATATATTCAAATATATTATGAATCATACAAAAAGTACGACTACTTCCTTTTCAATCACTAATGATATCATTAGGTGGCTGAAAGAGTAGTTAAAAAATACTTGTAACTATTTGTTATTTATGTTATATTTCTAATTAAGTTTTCATATAGAGAGAATTTATTGAGTTTTCTTTGTTGTTTGGCATAGTAATACTTAATGAACTCTATATGAAAGCCTATCGGTGTATTTTCGATAACACGTTTGTGTGAATGAGATAATACTATCAGAATAGTTGCCGAATATTTTTGGTAAGGGACAACCTGTTTATCAGCCCCCGCATGCTTCAACTGATGTACCTTTCGAAGATAGATAACGATCAAAAGATATGTGAGTATCACAAAATTTGATTAAGGTTTGTAATTTTGATGATTACAGGCTCTGTTGTCTGTTATTTGATTAGTATTAAATTTTCAATATCAGATCAGGTCTAAATCATCCAATTACATAAAATTGGAGAAAGAAATGATTGGAGAAGTAAGTAAGTCCTTTTTAGAGGAATTTGATTTTATGTTTCATCAGATGTTAGCCCAAAGAGGCTCGCAATTGATGAACGTAGTACAGCAGGAGCAGGTAGTAGGCGCGGTAAAGTATCTGCGTCAGGTGCAGGTGGGAGACGCGAGATTTGTAGAAGATCACGGGGCTCCTACACAATATACAAATATTAACTATGATCGCAGGAAGCTAGAGCCGAAGGCGTTTGAATGCCCTCTCATGCTGAACGTATACGATTCTGTTATGCAGGGCATGCCGGATCCAGGTCAGCTAGCGCAGGAAGCTGCTGATAGATGCGGTGTGTTAATCGATCAGATTGTTATCGGCGGAATAGGCGGCAAAGCGTCTACAGCGGCGAGCGGAGACGTTGTATTACCTAGCACTCAGGTTGTTAAATGGAACGAAAACACACTTTCGCAAAATAACGCTGGTGACACTGCGCCTGCAGACGGCACTGGGCAATCCACAGCTACTTGGAGAGGATTAAACGTATCTAAGGTATCGCAGGCTGTTCAGATGCTGAGAAGTAAGTTTAACAACGCGCCGATTATTTTGGTTGCTGATAACTACTCTATGTCTACGTTTAGAGCCGATCCTAGAGCTGCTAATCTGCAGTTCAACGTAAACGGACCTGCGCAATCGATAGGGCAGAACGGTCCTTTCGCCGGAGTGGATATGTTTGTTCCTTCTGAGCAGGTGGACAGCGGACTTTCTATAGCGGCAGGAAACGCTCCTGTTACATACGCGTATGTATATGCTTTAGATCAAATCAGACTCGGCAGTTCTATGCCGTTAACGCTGGACGTCGGAAAAAACGCAGAAAGAGGCTTGAACGACGTGTTTATCTACAGAGGTATGTACGACTGCGTGCGTATGCAGGAAGAAGCTGTCGTTCGCATCGAAATTAACAAGAGCTTAGCATAGGAGGAAAATAAATGCCTATTCAGAATTCAAATATATCTTTAGCGTTCGGTCAAAAAAAACGCACAAGAACACAAAACTACCGAGGATCGGTAATTGCGACCACGATAAACCTTACGGCGGCTCAAGGAGCTGTTAACGCAGACGGTATAGCGTTAATGCCTATACCTTATACAGCTTCTGTGAAGTCGATAAAGATCGGAGCCGGCGCAGCTCTGGGAAACGCCGACATAACGTTAGGTGTATGGGGAATTAACCGAGATTACTCTCCTAACATGGACGGAACATTTCCAGCCTCAGCATTTAAAGTATTTGACAGAACGGCTGACGAAGGCGGAGCAAGCGCCACTTTCGGCAATACAATATTGAGGCCGGCAGGGGCGATCGTGGGAGCGAACGCTAACGGCAATTGGGTCGAATTGTTATCACCGATTAAAACTTCGGATACCATAGCCAATATGCTGTGCTGGACTAACGCCGGCGGCTACACAGTTCCGCTTCAATCGTTTAGCGATTACAAGGAAGATCGCTACGGCATGCTGGGAATGCAGGTCGCTGCCGCCGCTCTCGGCCAGGCGGCGTATGTCGAAGTGACATACGTTGATGGATCACCGTCTACATCTCCAGTTATTGGAAAAACAGTTTAGCTGCGAGCACTAAATAATGAAGATATCGAACTCTGTAGAAGTATGTAATCTTGCCTTATTACGAATTAATCAGAGCCCGATATCTTCATTGACCGACGATTCATTACAGGCGAACAGATGCAATATGACTTACGAGCAGGCGAAAACTCGGCTGCTTGAAGAGTACAACTGGACGTTCGCTATACGCCGTGCGGAACTCGTTAAAGCTGTAGATAATTCCAGATTACCTAACGAAACAGACGCTCAATATAACTTAAGAAGAGATCCGCTTTTATTTGAGTACACTCGCAAGTTCGTTTTACCGGATAAATTTTTAAGGATTGTTGCTGTTTACGACGGCTCTAACAGAATTATACATGCTAATATGGGAACAAGACCTGCGTATGTGCGAGAAGGAATGTTCCTGCTTACCGATCTCTCGGCTTGCAAGATGTCTTACATTGCGGATGTAGATGTAGTATCTACCTTCTCCATGAAATTTATAGATTGCCTTGTATTGGATTTAGCTATAAGACTTACGAAGTTTTTCAACGACAGCTCCGCGTATTTACAACAGCTGCAGGCGGAATTCGAGGCTCAAATAGCCAGCGCAAAAATATCCGATTGTCAGCAGACGATGATGTATTCCTTGAGGTCTAATCCGTTATTAATGGATTCATGGAGTTTTTAAATGGCTCGTATGCGATATAGCCACAATACGTTCAATACCGGAATAATAAGCAAGAAGGTACAGGGCAACACCAGCTTCGAGGGATATAACAACGCTCTTGATGAATGCGTTAATTTTCAAGTACAGCATACAGGCGGGTTATTTAAACGCGGTGGAAGTTATTTTATCGCGGAGACGAGGAACAGCAACGCTGCGAAACTAGTTTCTTTTGCATATTCCGCTGATCAATCATATATATGCGAGTTTGGAGAACTGCCTGTAGCGGAGCAGACACCCACTGATTTTGGATATATCAGGTTCTACACTAAATACGGGGCTATCAAGAGGTATAACTCAGACGATATATTGGAACTTCGTACGCCGTTTACGCTGACTATTGTAAACAGTATGAAGCATTACCAACAAGGTAATACAATGTATTTCGTTACGTCGAAAGGTACATATTATCTTGAGAGAAATTCTGCTGCCGGCGTGGCAGGAGAAGAGACCTTCAGTTTTTTCCCGACTCCAATTGAATATACATTGCAGCCTCTTACTTTTATAAACAACGATCCAATCGCTTTAAAGCCGAGCGCAGTCGGAACAGGCGGCGCTGCCATAACCATAACCGCTATAAATCCCGTCGATCCCGCTTCTAAGCCGGACGCTAAATACGCTCCGCTCTTTTTTAATTCGGATATCAACAATTATTTAGTACTTACTTATATTGGTAACACGCCAGATGATTTTATTCACTATTATCTAAAGATAACTAGTGTTACAGACGATACCGGCGGATTTAAACAATTGGCATGTACCATAGATGCAAAATGGAGTCCGATAAACGATCAAGGAGCCAGTGTGCTCCCAAATATTGATCCCGTTACTAACTGGAGAATATCCGCGTTTTCTGCAAACAGGGGATTCCCTTCCGCTGTCGCGATATATGAAGGCAGGCAGTTTCTAGCTAATAACAAACCTTCTTATCCGTTAGGCGTCTGGGGATCGTCTACTTTCTTCGATGATTTTTTCAATTTTTTAGTTGGAAGTAATGCTGGAGACGCAGTACAGGTAAAGGCAAGTACTGATTCTGCCGATGAAATATTATGGATGACGGCACAATCTAAATTATTCATTGGAACAAGAGGTGGGATATATATAGCTGGATCCGCTACCTATAACGATGAAGCCATTACTCCTGAAAATTTTAGAATGCGATTGTTTGAGTCTACAGGAGCGTCTAACCTGCAGCCTCTTACGGTTATGGACGCCGTTTTCTTTGTCGATACTGCCGGTAAAAACGTTCACGAAATAGTTCTTGCCGAAACAGGAGCGTTTCAAGCTCACGACCTATCTCTATTGGCTAACGACCTGACTCAATCGGGAATTATAGATCATACATGGCAGCAGACTCCAGTAAAAACATATTGGTGTGCTACTAACGAAGGCCATTTGTGCGCTCTTACTTACTTGAAGAATAACAATATTATCGCATGGACTAAGCATATAATCGCAGGAAAAAGCGCCAGAATATTAAGCCTTGCCGCTATACATGAAGATCGTAACGATATCGTTTGGATGGTTGTGCAGAGAGATATCAACGGTACTATTAAAAGATTTATAGAGTATATTCATCCGATGTACGATCCTTTGGGGCAGGAAGAATTTAAGCAGTTTTACGTAGACAGCGGTATTATTAAAGAGCAGAAGCATACTATACAAAACATAACAAAATCTGAAAACACTCGTATAATATGCGATATGACCCCCATAAGAAAAACATCTGGATATAAACACGAATATCTGCTCTGCTTCCATATAAATTTACCTGGTGGAGCAGACAGTTTATTAGGAAGAGTCGATATCTTCTCAGCCAGGAATATTACTAATGACGGCGCTGATATACATCACGATACACGTTTTATTAACGCGGATATCACTTCTAAAAAAATAGATCCACTTGATTATGACGGATACGTGTTCGATGTAAATAATAATATCGGTATGTATTATATGGTCTCTAATATAACTTCCTTTATAGATTCGCAAACTCATTTTCGTAGAGAAACTTTCATAGGATGCGATAATTCTGAATTAACAAACAATGACACAATATTGATACAAAACAGCGGAATTCAATTAGCAGGCGGAGGATATGTGGATTACACATATGATCGGCAGATCTTCAGGGTTGAAAAAACAGCGGGCGGGCTTTATTTAAAAAACCTAGATAGTAGCCACGTAGCAACTCTTCCAGGAACTTTAAATCCAAGAGCGGAACTATTTAAAAGAGTTAATCAAGTCACCGCCTGCAATCTTGGCACAAACACCCTTATCGAATTAAAAAAAGCTATACCCGACAACCTCTTATCAAAAATAATCGGCAACTTAAATTCCTTGGCTTATAACGGTAATAACATTGTTGCCGTCAGCAGCGCGGGAGTCGCATATATAGGCTCTGACAACGGCACAAATTGGATCCAATCTACAACAACAGGCATGGGTAACCTCACCGCTATAGCGTACGGCAACGGGTATTTCGTCGCCGTAAATAATAATCCAACAGGAAGAGCTTGGCGCAGCAATGATAACGGTCAAACTTGGACCCAATCTGCAACAGCTAGCTTGGGCATACTCACCGCTATAGCGTACGGCGGCGGATATTTTGTCGCCGTTGACAGTAGAGGAGTTGCTACATATAGCAATAATAACGGTCAAAATTGGATCCAATCTACAACAACAGGCATGGGTACTCTCACCGGAATTGCTTTCGGTGTATCATATTTTATGGCGGTCAGCAGTGAAGGCCGCGTGTGGATGAGCAATAATAACGGTCAGACTTGGACTGTTTCCACAACAACAGGCATGGGTAACCTCACCGCTATAGCGTACGGCGGAAGCTTTTTTGTTGCCGTCAACAGCATAGGAGAAGCATGGCGCTGCCCTTACAGCTCTGATAGTTGGACGCGGTCTCCTACAGCGATAAATATGGGTAATCTATCAGCTATAGCTTTTATAAGCGGCAGTACCTTCATCGCTGTTAATAGAGATGGAAAAGTATGGAAAACAACAGATGCAGGTCAGACTTGGACTCATTTATTTACAACAACCGGAATAGGTAATTTATCAGCGGTAACACGCGGACGAGATGTTTTTGTAACAACCGGAAAAAACGGAGCAGTATGGCAGGGATATGAAGACGGATCCGGACTTAAAAAAATAATGCAAATCAACGACGTGTATATCAATAAAGTAGTCGGAATGACAGAAATTAACCAATTAAGATATCTCATCAGATGGATATCTAACGATAGAAAACAATTGATTTTATACGACTATAAAAAATCCCCCGCTATCCCTCAAAATAATCTCGCGGTAATCGATAGCTCGGAATACTCTCTATACGACACTCTCGTAGAAAATAACGGCAACTGCTATCTATATTTCGATACAGTAGAGGGACTGGATCATTTAAACGGCCTTAAAGTATCTGTCTGCGCAGATGGAAACAACGCTCAGCCGAAAACAGTCGCACCTCTCGGTAATAATAAATTTGGATTCAAATTAGATAATCCAGCTATGTATTGCTGTGCTGGATTAGAAGAAAAAGCTTACTTTAAAACTGTGCCATTCTCCGGTGGAAGCGTCTTGGGAAGCTCAGATGGAGTCGTCGGTAATCAAAAAGATATAGCGGTTTATTTCTATCACTCTCTCGGAGGAAGATACGGCGCGGAAACCAGAGAAACATACGCTGTGCCTAATCAAAAAAAGAAAGCCTCTCTCTTCGACGCTCCGCAAAACCTCTTCACTGGACTCATAAAAATCCCTATGCCTAACGCTCAAGATATTTACAGCAGAACAATATATTTCGAACATTCAGAGCCGCTCTCATGTAACATATTATCTATTGCCCATGATATACAGGTGACAGATGCTTAATAATTATAAAACGGCGAAGAATAATGAGGTATAATATAGAAGACGCGTACTTTGATAGAGCTTTTGATGAACTAATAACAATCGAGGGCGGATATGTAAATGATCCGGACGATCTCGGCGGTGAAACCAAATACGGAATATCTAAACAAAACTACCCGAATTTAGATATAAAAAATCTAACGCTGGATCAAGCAAAAGAAATCTATTACAACGACTTCTGGACGAAAAATAAATGTAATGTCGTCTGTCATTACGGCCTGGCGGAAAAATTGTTCAGTATTTCGGTAAATATGGGATGTCAGCAGGCGGGAATATTAATACAAAGAGCGCTGAAAACCCTCGGAAAAAATTTGAAAGAAGACGGAGTTGTCGGATTGCTTACAATAAACGCTATTCTAAAAGCAGATCACGCTATGCTTCTATCTGCTCTAAAATCAGAGGCCGCTGGGTATTATAGATTGCTGGCAAATGCCAATCCTTCTCAAAATAAATTCCTAAATGGGTGGTTAAATAGAGCTTATGCGTAAAGAATACATCATCGAAAATATAGTGCTGTTAACAAAAAAAAGGGAGAAAAATAAAATGATCATAATCGGAATAATAGCCGCGCTCGCTATTGCCGTCGTCGCTCTAAAAGCTATGGGAGTATGGTAAAATGCAAATGACCAATATAATAGATATAATAACAAGTGATAAGTTCAAGGGAATTGTGGCGTTAATTGCCGCCGTTGTAATGTACTTCACTCCCGATCATATAGATAAAATTATCGAAACTCTATTGGTTGCTTTCGGGATATCAGTCCTTATCATACAAAAAAAATAAGTTACACGGCCGTAAATTAAATGATCTTAAATAACATATTCAGCAATATCCATTACTTAAAAAACGCCAAGGGAGAAGACGCTATAGCTAACGAAACCGCTATAAACCTCCGTAACCTGTCCCTGGACGGGAAACTTAACTGCATCTGGTTCCATGTGCCAAATGAATACGTCGTCAAAAATAACTTGGATAGAGCCAGAATCAGAAAACGTCAGTGCATCGGAATGATCTCCGGTGCGCCTGACTTCGTCTTCATAAACAATTGCGGAGCGTTGTTGGTAGAGCTAAAAACTGAAAAAGGAGTTCTTTCTGATAACCAGAAGCTATTCAAATCATGGGCAGACTCTAACTCCACTCCTTACATCGTAGCAAAATCTTGGAACGACGTCAAAAACTTGCTGCTAAAATATAAATTTGTTGTGTAATAAAAGGAGAAAAATAATATGCCAAATGGAAATGGAAAAAAAACTGGCTCTTCATCGTCAGGGAAACGCCTTATCACTGATCATTTTAAGCGGATATCTGATTTTGTTCAAGGAAGATCTGAATCTCCTGAAGATGAGATGCCGAAAACAAAAAAACAACATATTGATGATAGAACTGTATCTCCGCCGCCAGCGTTTTCATCACCAGTGCCTCCGCCGCAAGTTGTAACATCGCCATATTTTTCACCACCAGCACCTCAACCACCGCGTGTCACAAATAAGCCTCCGCATGGATTAACAATGGACGGTATTACACCGCCTCCCCATCTAGGTACAGGACACGCAAGTAAGATCGGTTTTAAAATTATGGAAATATTTCAAGATCACAATAAAGAACATAGAAATAAACAATATCTATATAGTCACGTACATCCTGGAATCCTTGATTCTGGAGGACTACGCGCCGTTGAAGGATTGCCTAGACCACACTCGGAAATAAATGCATTACGTGCAATAACAGGGACAGCCCATTCAAGTCCTCCAGATGTACAGCCTGGATCTCACATAGGAGCAGTGCTAAATGAAGTAATCGCTGGTCAACAAAAACGAAAAGCGCAAGGTCAAGCCCCAGGGCAATTGCGAGTAAAGTTTTATATCCAAAACAGCGCCACCCCTCCATGCACCACGCCATATGGAAAACAAAGGTGGGCAGGAGGCCCAATAGAAGAGATACCTGGAATTCCATGCGATACCTACTTGCAAACGTTTGTGGATAAACTAAAGGGATTCAAGGGATCAAAACTAGACGCCAGAATGAAAGTACATAATCCTAGCGTATCTACAACAACACCTGGGAAGAACACCAAAGAAAAAACAAAAAAATACGGATACAAAAAATAGTTGAAAGCAAGACACACAAAAAACAGCCATGGAACACTAAACAAGCCTGAATAGCAGAACAATGCTGATGATATGAATTACCTTAGCCAGCCCAATACCGGCTCATATACCCTTTCCACATCAATCCAAGGAATCTCTTCCGTCATCCCATCGTACACATAACAATAATGGCTCCACCAAAAATATCTTAAAAATTGATTATATATAAAGCCCACTTCAGTGAGGTTTGAATCCAATAAATCTCTCTTGGATATAAAACACTTACTGGCCGCATCATATACTCCGCGCAAATCTACAGATACGCTTTCTGGAATTTTATCGCCATATGTTTTTTTTAATGTACTAATCCCTTCACTAAATCTTCCTTCAGAAGCAAGCCTAGCACACTGAACTAACTCAGTAGGCATGATTTCCGCAAAATTAGGAGGTACATCGCCATTCATATCTTCTAGAGTCATAGCTCCAACCATGCTAAACAACAAAAATAACAACAAACTTAATCTTAACATCATCTGCCATCCATATTTTACACAACACCATGATAACAGCAACTGTTGGTTGCATTCAAGCGCTATTTTCTATAAAAATAAAAGCTGAAGCTCACCAACAGTCTGCTAGAATAACTTTCTGTTATACTTTCTAAATTTAACTTCCTCTAAATTATAACCAACAGCCACGTAAAAATGCGTGGCTACTTCTTATGCCCCTCTACATAAAACTCTATATCATTTTGCTTCCAGAGATCTCTTTTTTTCTTGTGAAAATTCGCTATGACTTGTGCAACCTTTTTGAGCTTTTAATTTCTGAAGTTCTGTTAATCTATTGTGCGCACTTTCCAATGCTGAATCTTTTTCCATTACATTTCCGATTCCAAAGTCACCTAAAAATGATAAAACACTTCTGCCGCTAAATTCGCTCTCTTTTTCAACATGATTGATAAAACCGGTAACCTTTGATATCTCAATATCTATTTCTCTACAAGTTAACTCTTTTTTTTCAAGCGCAGTTAAAAAAGATTGTCTACCATAATTTTTGGTAGAACATCCGGTTACAAAACATATAATTATAATGATAAATCTCATAACACTTCTCCAATGTTGACGTATTCAGGCCAACACAACTTATAGTTTCATGTCAAGCGTTATTTTAAAGATAAACTATTGATGTAGTCATCTATAACTGATTTTTTCCATAATAGTCTTCTACCTGCTTTAAAAGGTTTTGGAAAAGATTCTTTGTTTTTTACCCATTCAGTTAATGTTCGTTTAGTAATAAATAGCTTCTTTATTATTTCATCACTATTGTATAAATCTTTTTCATCCATCTATTAAGTCTCATATACGAATAAAAAATAATATAACAGAAATAAAAAGAAAAAAAAAGATAAAAAAGGTATTGACAGGAAACTAATAGAGGAGATAAGATGATATTATAAGAAATAGACAGCAATAAAAGGAGTCCCACAATGAACTACGCAGAAGTGAACAGAGAGTTAAGAGGAGTATTCAGCGCGTTAGATGACGTTAGAGCGTACGATGAACTAATGAAAAAATCCTATACAGAGGTAGTAGATAGATTATGTGTTATACGCATGGCGTTAAACAAAGAGAAATTAAATGCAAGAGATAATTGAGATGATTGTATTTACTTTTTGCGGAATATATATAGTATTTAACACTGATTTTTAAGGAAAAATACGACAAAAAAAGGGAGATATGATAAAATGGGAATATATTTAGAAAAATTAATAACGCAGATGGATAGAGAATATGTGCTGAAGACGTTAGAGCAGGCAGATACGAAGTTTAGTAATGACATATTTTCGTGGATAGAGGATTTTTATAGGGAGACAGAAGATGAAGCAGAGCAATTCTGGAGAAAAAGGAGCGAGAGAAAATGATGATTGATATAGACGCGTACAGGAGTGTACTTAGAGATATGGAAGTCAGTGTACAGGCATATCATGACAGTAATTGTATAGCTATGACACGAAGCCGTAATTGGAGTGTATATGAGCTATCGTGTATGAAGGAAAAGCTGGAGATACTGCAGTCGCAGATGAACGAGACGGCTGATGTGTTAGACAGTCTGCTTGATACCGTTAATTCAGCGTATGACGAGAGGAAAGACGAGGAGAGATCTGATTACCAAGAACACTTTTATCAGGGGAATTATGTATAAGGATAACGCTATTGGGAGGGATAAAATGAATATATACGAGAAACTTAGTGAAGCGAGGATACGCCTACAGGGAATGAATCTCAAGAAAAGCGGCAGGAACAAGTTTGCAGGATTCAGCTACTACGAGCTGGCGGATTTCATACCATCTGTGAATCAAATCTTTGGTGAGTTGAAGCTATACAGCATGTTTAGCGTTAAGGACGGAGAGGCTGTGCTTTCAATAGTCAACTCGGAGAGTCCAGAAGAGCATGTGATATTCACAAGTCCTACTGCTGCGGTCGATCTCAAAGGGTGTACAGCTATACAAGGTATTGGAGCTATACATACTTATATGAAGCGGTACTTATACATGAACGCTCTTGAAATCGTAGAACACGATGCTTTAGATGCTCAGGTAGGAGCATCCAATTCTAAAGGACTAACCTATAACATAGACGGTATACAAAACGTCGCGCAGTTGAACAGCACGTATAAGTTCCTCATAGAGAATTCCAGCTCCAAAGGAGACAACTCATGGAAAAAGCGTCTAATGGATAAATGCGAATCATTAAACGCCGTCTTCAACAAGGAATACAATAGATTCGAGAAAGTCTCTGCAACTGCGTGAATCGTTATGGGGGTAAGCTCTAATCCAAGAGTACCCCCCGTCTTATGGTGATGACCTGCTATAAACCATAAGATCCGAGTCTTAGCATATAAAATGCTTACCCAAATGCAGGTTAATAGAATCTTAACAAATGCGATCTCCTATTGCAACCATAAGTGGCGATATGTAAAACTTATAGTTGCGTATGGGAACAGTCTCATACGCCAGGCATAGTGACACCTATTGATGATAGAGCTTTTAGGCTCATAAAATATCTTGTGTGCTATGTCGGCGTTTTTATTTGGCTCGGTAGGTAGTATAAGCCTTGGGCTTAATTATAATCAGGAGTTTTTTCTATGACAAACGAAATTTTGTATTTCATCGGGATAGACGTTTCTAAGGATAAGGTGGATATCTTTTCTACAGAAACGTCTTCTCACTTCACGGTGAAAAACACGAAAAAAGCCATTAGACATGCTTTGTTTAGGGGCTTTGATCGTGAAAAATCTCTCGTGATTTTGGAAAACACAGGTGGATATGAACGCATTTGTATAGAAACTCTCACTGCAATAGGATTTAAAATCCATAGGGCAAATAATAACAAAGTTAAGAACTTCATCAGATATTCTGGCGTTAAAGCTAAGACGGATAAATGCGATGCGATGTCATTAGCAGATTACGGCAGGTGTACGTATCTTGATCCCAAAAAAAGAGATTCTCTTACCGTATATACAGCGCCGGAGAAAACACAGGAAGCTATAAGGCAAACCGCGCTCTACATACGTAAGCTTAAAGATATGAGGGCAGCTATGAAGAACAGGCTAAAAAGTCCAGGTTGTGATGAAATGCGAGATTCTTCTAAAAGAATGATAGATTCTATTAATCAAGAAATTGAAAAGCTAAAAACAGTTTTAGAAAATCTCATAAAGCAGGACAAAGCCACTCATGATAAATATAATCTCCTAATGGAATACAAGGGAATTAAAACAGTTTCAGCTACAGAGCTAATTGCTTTTCTTCCAGAGCTTGGCAAGATTGAAAGTAAAAAGCTGGTTTCGTTATGCGGACTTGCTCCTCATCCCAACGATAGCGGTCAGTATCACGGACGCAGAACCACCAAAGGAAAAAAGGGAGAAGGTAAGCGAGGAAGACCTGACGTAAAGAGAATGTTGTTTTTTCCTGCTATGACCGCTGCGAGATTTAACAACAACATATCTCCGTATTACAAAAAGAAGCTCGACGAAGGTAAAGCTAAAATGTCTATTGAAATCGCTTGTATGAGAAAAATGCTTACTCAGTTAAACGCAATCGCTAAAAGGGGGACTGTTTTGTTCTAAAATACTATTGACTTAATTATATTTAACTAGGTAGTTAAACGCAATCGCTAAAAGGGGGACTGTTTTGTTCTAAAATACTATTGACTTAATTATATTTAACTAGGTAGATTATAAGTTGGAATTACGCTTAATTTATATTCCGAACTTACAATCTACTGTTAGTTGAAATGAATGTTTTTCCGAAACTACATATAAATACATCTATATGATCGCAAGGTACATCTTATAGGTAAGTATGTCAACAGTGGTTTTTATAAGTTGGAATAGATTTTGTGAAAGATTCCGTTTTTTTACAGACGGAGACCGACTTATGGAGCTGAAGAAATTTTCATACAGAACAGAATCGTTATTAAACATAATAACAAATAAATTAATCAAAGAAGGTAAATGGATAGAAGGCAGGCCGTGGGTAAGTATTACACAGAAGCATTTATCTAAGATATTGAAATGTACGGAAAGATGCGCGTTAAATCACATAAAGAAATTAATTGAGGCAGGCATTTTATTAAAAGAGCAATTTAATGTACAAGATTGTGATCGAAGTAATTTTTATTCTATCGATTTGTCAGTTGTGGATAACTCGAATTTGATGGTATTTTTTTCACGTTCGATACTGAAAAAAATTCATGACATATATAGTATTATTAATAAATCATATAATAAATCAATCAAGACAACTTGGTGTTCTAAAAAAGAAAAAGCAGTTAAAGATCGGAAGAAATCTGACGAAGATATAATCAACGATGAAATAATAGATCGCTTTAGCGTGGAAGAGAGACTGGTTTACGACAGTATCAAGCCTACTATAGTACAGGACATGCTTGCGATATGGCGGGAACATATTGACCCAAACGAACAAGGAGAGCCATTGAAGTATAAATATTTATACACAGTTTACATGGAGAAGTTTGATAGATCATTAAGGAGATGGAAAGAGTATGTAATAGGGCTGAAAAACAGTAAATGGATTATGAAATTTCGAGAAACGTGTAGTTATTTTATGATGTGGTCGTTGAAATACAAGGTTATTAACAGGATATTTGCGGGAGGTTTTGGGGTTACTCTTGGGGAGGTGTTAGGAGTTAAGCCTAAGGTTGCTTCCGAAGAAGATCACATAGGAGATTTGGAAAAAGACGAAGAATGCCTAGATGTACGCAAAGAAGCGTTAAGGAAGTATGGAAGTTCTGTATATTTTTGTTGGTTTTCCAGATTACGTTTTGAGAAAAAAGCAGGATCAGAAGGTGTTGTTGTGAATGCTCCGTCGCAATTTGTTTTAGATTGGGTAATGAATAATTACTTTACAGACAAGAGATTTACGAGAGGTATTTATGTATGAAAAACAGACGCGATGAGGAAGATATTCTTATAGGAATCAACATAAAATTAGCCCGTAGGTTTAGAAGAGTGTCTCAAATGGAATTAGGAAAATTGTTAGGAATAACGTATCAACAGATACAGAAGTACGAGAGCGGTAAGAGCAGGATATCTGCGCTTTATTTATACAAGATATCGAGGAAATTAGAGTTTCCGTTAGCATTTTTTTTCACACCTCACATGGAGTATAAACATGAGTAATATATATCATTTACAAGGGCTTCGTTTAAAGATGAGCAGTCTTCCGTATGAGGAGTTTTTGAAAGCGTCTTATGATCATTTACTGCATATGAGTAAGGAATTAGATAATCCGGAAGAAATGACAAAAGCGAAGATAGCGAAGAAGTCCTTAGAGACATTGGTAATCACAACCATGATAGAAATAAAAGAAAAGTTATATAGAATTGAAATGGAGAATAATAATGCCGAGAATCCACCCACTTAAGAAATACAATACGATTAAAGCAAGATGCGAAAGCGAAGACGCGTATACAAACGAGATAAGAAACGGAACAGCTGTGTCCTTCAAAGCAATTTTGATAGATGATCATGGTAATACAACGCTTCCGGTGAGAGCGGTATCATTTAATCCGAAAGATGAACTGGCGGCAAAGGTAGAAGCGCTTAAGAATGGAGAGATATTTGTTGTTTTAGGAGAGGTTAAAATGGCGGTTAATTCGTCTTATTCAGATGATTTGATAATCAAGGATATAAATCCTGCTGAATCACATATAAACGATTTACCTGTCGAAAATATGCCTAACGATGATATGCCGTTTTAGATGAGATTTGACAGTTTTATTCTGTTGGTCTAGGAAAGCGAAATTTTGGCTAATTCTCTTGACATCCCTCTTTTGGTTCTGGCGGAGTGTATTTGCCGTTTTCTGCTGATTGAGGCATTGAATTAATGATAAAAGTTCGTGACAATCCATCGATGATTGAGTCCTCTTTTCCGTTTATATAATTCATGCAGAACTGTATATGCGGGACACTGTTTTTAATTTTTTCATTTGTAGCGATACGCATTATGTAGTCAGCCATAATTTCGTCTTTTATTTCTTTTGTGCGTCTTTCTCCGTATTGTTCTGGTATAGTTCCTGGGTAATTTTTCATAACTTCCTTAACTATTTCGCCGTCTGGATATGTACGGATAGTTCCAAAGGGTCGATACTTAAGATATTTCAAAAAATCTTTTGTTATCTGTATTAGTTCACTTTCAGACAATCGCAGTTCTTTCGCTTTTTTTAATAGTTCCGATTCTGAGAGTTTGTATTTGTAGTCCATTTATTAACTATTTGTTATAATTGAATAAAATTATAGCGTATTAAAGGATATTTATGAAAGAAAACAATTTTGCAGTAAGGAAGGAGTTTGATTTTTTATTTACGAGCAGTAGCCCGAACATATCGGTAGTGGCGGCGAGAGGGTCTGGAAAGACAGTTGCGGCATTGCAGATGATTATTCATAGATTGTTATCTGGGAATTCAAATGCACAAGCGGTATTTTTTTCGAACACATTAGGGCAGGCAAGATATACAACAGAAGCTTTCATGAGATCGAAGATGCTTGAATATCCTGATAAGTTTTTGGAATACAACAAGTCGGAGCATGTATACAAATTTAATATTAGTAAAGAAGACATAAGAGAATTAAAACTTTTGTCCTACGAGAATCCTGATACCAAAAGAGGATATCACCCTGAAACAATAGTTTTAGATGAATGCGCATCAATGCCGATAAACATGTTTGATGAAATTATAACTCCTATGCTTCCTACTGATACCAGTCCTTACCGTCTATTAGCGATTGGAACGGCTCAAGGAAGGAACAAGTTTTATGATTTATGGAGCAGAGGAAGAGATATTAATTTTCCGGATTGGGAGTCATATACAATCAAGGCAACCAACTGTGATTTGTTCGATAGATCAGAGTTAAAAAAAAGAAAACTATCAATGACCGCAGCTGCTTTCGCTCAAGAATACGAATGCGACTTCAACGCTAACGTCTTGGTTAACTCTGTATATGGTCATTACATGGATTTGTATACAGCTAAGAACATAGACGATAAATACGACTATAATTCGTCTTTGCCTGTGTGGACATCGTGGGATCTAGGTCACAGCGATCAAACGGCGATATGGTTTTTTCAGGTTAACGGCGATGTGGTTACGTTTATAGATTATTTTGAGGATAGTAAATACGATATTACGTATTATGCGAACGAGGTATTATCAAAGCCGTATAGTTATCGTAAAGCGATACTTCCTTGGGACGCTAGATCAAGGAATCTATTGAGTCCTGTAAATATTTCTCAGATGCTGGAGACATACGGAATTAAGAACGAGGTATTACAGAACACGTCGGTTAAAGCGGGCATAGATTCAGCGAGATTACTTCTCAAAACGGCGAGATTTAATAAAACTAAATGCGCTAAGGGTCTGCATCATTTGAAGTCATATAAATTCAAAATTAATTACAAGACGGGAGTGGATGATCAGACACCGTTACATGACGAACATAGCGATGGTTCGGACGCGTTTAGATACGCTGCAGCGGGAAAATATTTATGGAATGCTAATAAAAACAATGGTATAATTGTTCCAATAAGGCGAGATTACAATGTTTTAGGAATATTGTAAGGGGTAGGGATATGGCATTACCAATAGGGGCGATAATGAAAGCATTACCGGTAATTGCGCCAGTTGGATCTGATATAGGAAGACTGGTAGGCGGAGGTATGCAAAAATTAGGAAACAGAATTACTGGAGACGGAACGAACAAACATAAGCGGAGATTTGGTAATTTTCTGAGCGGCTTAGGTGGCATAGTGGGAAAGATAGCGAGTGGTATCGGCAGCATATTCGCACCTAGAGAAGAGTAGAGGTAAAAGCTATGATTAAAACATTATTTTCCAATGGCCCTATGAGCATGGTTCCATTAAATTTAATAGCTCCGAGACTTAGGAGATTTTCAGCTAGCAATGCAGGTAATATGGGAGGAAATCCTGATTTGTCGAGAGCAAACATGAGTTCCATGGATACAGGAATTGGCAGACCGTCAGCAGTGTCAGAAATACTCCAAAGACCAATATCGCAGCCTGGACCTGGGGGTATTTTTAGACAACCTTTCAATGCAGGCAATATGGGAGGAGATCTTGATTTTTTGTCGAGAGCAACCATAGGGCCTCTGACATCACTAACGGGACCTGGTGGCGTTAGAAGATTCGGACCAACTCCTTATCCTAATTTAATGCCAAGCATAAACAGAAGACCAATATCGCAGCCTGGACTTGGGGGTATAACGCCTCAATTTGATGGTACTGGATCTACGAACCCTGGTTATATTAATCCATTGCAGCTTGGACCTGGTGGTATACCTCGATTTAGGTTTTTTTGTGGAACTGGGGCCGGTGGTATCAGGCCATCGCAGCCTGGATTTGGGGGTGCTTTGAGACCAACTAGGAACATATCTGGCATAAGAGGATTATAAAATGCCAAAACGTTGGGGTTCTTCTACGCGAACTGATATGATAACAGGCGGATTACAATTGGCTGGGCAAGGTATTTGGAATTGGCTTAGACCGCCCATCTGCAGCGCCAACAGCGCCACCCGTGCGACCTGCACAAACTGACCTTGCCGGAGTAGCAACTGCAGTTGGCAGATGGCTTGGATCAGGAAGGAGAGGCGACTGGATACGAGGAGCAGGAGCTCAAGCAGGCGAAGCAGCGGAAATAGCAGGAGAACTTCCTGGCAGAGCGGCACAGGCGGCAGGTAGAGGAGCAGGTCACGCGGCGGTTGGAATAGCAAACTTATTAGGTGACAGCGGAACTGAAAAAGTAGGTGAATTATTAGGCAAAGGAGCAACTGAGATAGCTGCAATAGCTGGAGGAGCAGGAGAAAGCAGAGCAGGCTGCCTGTTTAGCAATATAGGCAGAATCCCAGGGGTTAGTTTTTTAGGTAAAGCAATAAAAGGGATAGCAGAAACCGGAGCTAGAGGTGTAGGTAGTAAATTAGGTAGAATTGCCAGCTTTATCGGTCATGGTATCAAAAGCATTTTTGGGAAAGTAAGAGGAGCATAATGGGCATTAAATTAGACCGTGGGAGATGGAGCGGAGAACGCGATTTTAAGCAGATTGAACCAGTTTAATTGAGATGGAGTTCTTATGGACTTAGGAACTATTATGCAGCTTGGTAACTTTGCTATGGGGTTATTTGGATCTTTCAGCGCTAGGAATACCTATAATCGTCAAGCGGCGCATTATGAACGAGAAGCGGCGTTAAATAGTCAGATAGGAGCGTTTAACGCTGAAGTAGCGGAACGTACTGGTTCAGAATCGGTAGCGGCGATCGCTCATCAAACTAAAAAGATATTAGGAGCTCAAAGAAACGAGTTTGCTCGCAGAGGTATATCTATGGAGGGATCTCCGATGTTTGTTATGGGAGAGACTATTACCATGGGTTCTAAGCAAGCTCAAGAAGCGTATTTTAACGCTCAGGTAAGAAAAACAAACGCGTTGTACGCGTCATATGGAGCGACTGCCACTGCTTCTGCTAATGCTGAAAGGGCGCACGGTGGAGCTATGCAAGAAAATTTCAATATATTTAAGCAGTTTAAGCAAGGAGCTCAAAACCTTAGATCATCGATGGCTATTCAGGAAAACCAGCAAAGCTTTCGTAGTTTAATGTTTGGAAATAGTGTGTAAATAAAATGCCTAGATTAGAGCCGAGATTAGATAATTCAGATGACGTAAGTTCGCAAGCAGCTAGAGGAAGAGGCAACAGCGGGTTGCCAACGGCTAATGTATATATACCTAATTATCATGGCGTTAATCAATTATTGACAAGAGCTGGCGGAGATGGAGCGATAGCGTTTGGAGACGCTCTTGCCGCTCATTCAATGCGAGATATGGAGGCTCATCAAGCTGTATATGACAATTTAGAATCAACGTCTGCGATGGTTCTTGTTAACGAGAAGATAAATCGAGATTCCAGAGAGTTTAAGGAATCGAACCCGTCAGGCAAAGGATATCAGCAATACATAACGGAACAATATAAGAAATACACTGACGAAGCTATGGCTAACGCTAGTAATCCTACTGTATCTCAGAATCTGCAAATGTTTACTATGAAAGGTATGGTTGATTGGGCAAACAAAAGTTTCAAAGAAGAAGCTACGTTAAGAACCTCATACGCGTTTCGTGAAACGGATAAAAATAACCAGATATTATTAAATAATATACATATTAATCCAGATAATTTTGGGAGTTTATTTGAGCAATACAAAGCGTCTGTTAATACAATGTCTGGAATATTACCTAAAGGCCAATTTGAAACATACCAAGCTGATGCGTATCACAATGCTATATATGCTTATGGTCTTGGTTTAATAGAAAAAGATCCTCATCAGGCGAAAGAACTATTAAAAGGAGATGTCTTTGTTAATGGACTTCCAGCAGATAAATTTAGTAACTTATCTCGTCATGCTGATGTAGCAATTCGATCAGAGGAAAGTAATAGACGGCTAGTAGCCGCAATCGCTGATAGAAACGAAAAAGCGCATCAAGATGTTAATACTGCAAAATTAGATGGATTAATTGAAGCTGGAGCTGCTTCTCATAAAACAATCGATGAGTTCGATATCAGCGATACCCAAAGAGAACGAGCATATAACAAGCTTGCTAAGTACGAAAGACAGCAGGAAGAAAAGCAGAAAGATCAAGTTGAGATATCTACTCGCGTTTCCGAGGGAACTCCTCTTACCGGAATAAGTGAGCAAGCTCAAGTGGAATATTACAGAAATGCTGTTAGACAGATGAGACAGAGTAATCCTGATAATCCACCTACAATAATGGATAAAGCTATGGTTGCTACAAATATGAAAGCAACGGCGCAGATAGACGATCTTGTAGCTGATATACAGCAGATAATGAGCAACGGCACGGCTTCTGAAGCTGTACAAGCGGCGTTTGCTTTGAATTATTTGAGAGATACTAATGTAATCACAATTGGTAAGATAGGTTCAGAGTATAAGTACTTTGCGGACGAAGTAGAGAGAAACGCTATATTCGAAGGATCAGAAGCAAAGAACGCGCAGGTGGTTGTTGACAATGCCAGGGGTTTATATTTCTCTCCTGTTACAGAACAAACGATAAAAGATCATAAAGCAGCATATTCTCAATATACAGAAAACGGAAAACTCAAAGGAGTTATTAATGAGATAGTTGATGACTTCACAACAGAAGGATTCATTCGTAAGACAATACATCCATCGATGGAAAGAAGCATACGATCTGACGCCGAAAGGCTTTTGCAGGAAGCGTTTATGGCTGGAGCTAGAGGAGACGACGCTAAGCGATCAGTAATGAATTCTTTAAAAAGAACGTATACAAGCACAGATATAAACGGTTCTCCGCAATATATGAAGTTCGCTCCTGAGGCTATGTATCCTCAATACAGAGATACGCATTTTATAAAAAACAATTATGCGGAAAGTGTTCAATCTCTTGTTGATGCTGCATCCAAGAATAGCAGCGTTTATACTGGAACTCCCGTTAGATTAAAGAACCCACTTATTAGACAATATGCCGATCCGAATCGGAAGTTCCAAACCGACTTGACTACTGGAAATGTGCCTGTTATTGAGGCTGATATAGATGGAAAATGGGAAGCTAGAGAAGTTTATATAGAGCCTGCGCCACATCAAATAGGCACTTATAATGCATATTTTCTATATGAAAATGGTAAGTTTATGACCAAAAGATACCTCAAAAAAGTGTATAAAAACGCTCAAGGACACGTAGTCACAAGCCCACAAAACGCAAGGATTGCATTCTAATGCCTGTTGTTAAGGAACTTGATGAACAGCTAGATAACACTTCTGCAGAAACTGCTTCGGAAGTAGTTTCTCCTTTTAAACCTGCCGAAGCAGATGCACCACCAGTCCACTCGGGAGAGAATACTGTAAACCCTACGGGTTGGGATAAAGCCGAATCTTTCCTAAGGCAATACAGTCCGGTGACTTCTTTCTTCGCTGATCCTCAATATAAAGAATATTATTTTCAAGGTAACGATCCTGAACCTAATTTTAATTTAGCTGCCAGTCTTGATGATGCAGGTGTGGATAAAGGTATTAGAGCCTCTTACCAATGGTGTCGTTCAAAGGCAGACGTTGACGAGCAAACAGAATATCTAAGACTAGAAGCTCATGACAGAGATATCGTTGCTAATTCAGGCATTATGGAAAGCTTCCTATATTCCGCTCCTGCAATGCTGGATCCTGTGAACATAGCCGCAACTGCAGGTGCAGCAGCAGCCGCCGTCGTCGCTGCTCCAGAAGCTGCCGTTGTTGCAACAGCTGCTGTCGTTGGCTCAGCAGGAGCTTATGTCTCCGGCAAAGCGAGGCAAGCGTCTCAAAACATGCTCTCAGACTCCCAGGTAAACGCCGAAACAGCTGCTGGGGCGATATTTGGGGCTGCTTTCTCTGCTTGTGGAAAAGCTATTGGTTCAGCTTGGAAGTCGAAATATATAGAAGCTATCAAAGATCGACTGGCTACTAACTGGTCTGATATGTCCTTCTCCTTTAAGAAAAAAGTCCAATACACTCCGAAAGCAGACGGCACGATAAAAGAGCATAAAATAGCTGATATGCCGAAATGGTTTCAGACGATATATAGTGCTACTCCTGTAGGTAAATGTGCTACGTCAGAGTTCGAAACTGCTAATAAAGTAGGTCGTATGTTCTTCAGAACAGATTATATCACTGAGTATACTAAAGCTGGGTTAGATAGCTTCCCATCTATGGAGGCCATTATCGAAACCCGCAGGGGAAACCTATTGTTCGTAGAAAAGGATTATATAACGTCTGTTGGTAAATATCTTAACAGCGAGTACGCTAAAAGCACAGGAGTTAACTTCGGTGATGCTGTGAGAGAGACTATGCTTTCCGGAACTCATCATGAGTCATCAGAAGTAACTCGAACAGCAAGCGACTTGAAAAAATACATCAACGGAATGTTTCAAGAAGCGAACGAGGCTAAGATCATCCAAATCGACAATCTCGGTCAGCCAATGCAAGCAGCCGAAGGCAATGTGCCGTACCTTACCGCAGCTGAAAGCCACCTGACAAAAGAAGAGCTTACTACTAGAGTAAGTCAAGGCATACTAGATCAACAAGACGTGTTCTATTTCCCTCGTGTATGGGACATATCGAAGGTATTGTCTAACCGAGAGACTCTACTGCAACTGCTCGAGATGAGCGCTATAAAGCAAGGCAAGCCGAACCCTAAGGAATTCGCTGAAGGCCAGTTTATGCATATCATTGGAGCGGCAGAAGGAGAAAGATGGTCTATACCAGATGTTAAAGTTAGCGCAACAAGCGGTGGAGCTCTAGATAAAGAGCGGACTGTTCTCGTGGACGATCGTTTATTAACTCAGTGGGTGGTGACCGATCCGCTAGAGATCACTAAGGCTGTGCATCATAAGCTCGTGCCTGCAATCGCTATGAAAAAAACGCTGAAAGCAAACGGATACGATAATTTCGCTCAAGTACTGAAAGAGTTGGATAGCGAGTACGTTGCCAAGCTGGCTGCCGCTCCAAATGATCAAGGCGTTGTGTTACACGAGCAATATAAAGACGCGGCGCGGTTAATAAAAGATATTCCGCTGTTAGTAGATGGAATGTACGGAAAAGACAACTTAGTTAGAAACCCGAGATCAGCGGCTTCGCTACATTCTCTTAGAAACTTCAACTACGCTAGAAACCTCGGGGGCATGTTATTATCTTCCCTAAACGACCCGCAATTGCTGGTTAATACATGGGGGCTGAAGCCGGTATTAAAAAGTTATCTTAAAGAATTCAGCCATGCTGTCGGCATAACCAAACCTGCCGCACCTAAAGTTATGAAAGAAGAATTGCAGAGATTAGGAGTAGGCATTGAGTTAGCTGTTCTCGATATGGCTAACCGCATGGACGTCTCAAGTATGCATCCTATGAGATACCTACTTGACGGAAATAAGATATCAGACAAAGCTCTCGCTTATACGATTAAAGCAAGCGATTGGTCAGCTAGAAAACTCACTAAATGGTCTGGTATAGCCTGGTGGAACGATTTCAATAAGCGAGTTAACGGTAATCTGTATTGCGATAGATTACTCGAGGCGTGCATTAACGAAGAAAAATCGTTTTTATCTCAGATGAGAGTGCCAGCTGATATGGCTAAGCGTATCGCGAAGCAGTATCAGGAATTTGGGGAGCTATACGACGGCTTTAGAATACCCAACAGCCAGCTGTGGAGCGACGTAGAAGCTAAAGAAGTCTTCGGAGCGTCTGTTGTGACTAACTTAAATAATACTGTACTCATTCCTGGCGCAGGAGAAGTGCCGATGTGGTTTAAGAATACTACTGGAAAAATATTTATAAATTACAGATCGTATGGATTCGCTATACTAAATAATCTTTCGGCTAAATGGGCGAACGGTCAAAGGGAGCATATGACTGCCGTCGCTCTTACAGGAACTGGAATGACAGCGCTTGGACTATATTTAAAGTCGTTGTCTAGAGGAGATCCGTATATGCTTGACGATCCGGAGTTCTATAAGGAAGTGGCGCTTAGGTCTGATCTAGGAGGATGGGTTTTAGATACTGTAAAAACTACACACAATCTCTATTCTTCCACAGCGGAGCATGGACAAGCAGGTCTTTTTAGAGCGTTAAGCAGAGAATCTCCTGCTTTGGGATTATTGGGAAGTATAGGAGATACCGTTAATTACCTGACAAGGGAGTCAGATAGACCTATGAACGAATACGAGCTACGAAACGTTGTTTATATCAGTCCTTTCGTTACGCTGCCTATTGTTAATGGTATAGTAAATAATTGGATTAGAGGTCATGTAGAAGAATCAGGCGGAAAACTTGCAAAAACAAGAAAAGAGAGATATTGGGAGAATAAATAATGGCGATAGACTCTAGAGAAGGACAAGCGGTAGTAACCTACGTAGTATCTCAATTAAAAGAAAGCGATACGTTCCCTATAACGTTTCAGTATTTGGAGAACGACGAATATCTTGGAGCTTATATCAGAAAAAATGACGGCAGCAGAGTAGATTTAGTGCTGGATACGGACTACAGAATAAGCGGCTCCAGCGGTATAAATAATACTTGGGGAACATTAACTATATTAAGAGATCTCGGAGATTCTGCAAGCAATCCTCTGAGAAACATCTGTATATATAGACAAGTAGATAACGATCAAGGACGTACGTTCGATTCTCAGACATTATTTGCGGAAACCACGGAATCTGCGTTAGATAAACTAACTGTATTATATCAAGATAATCAATTCAGGGAATATACAATAAACGCTCCGGACGACGATTTATTAGATCCGGAGGCGATGAGGCTTCCTCCAGCTATGGAAAGAGCAAACGGACTTTTAGCGTTTAATACTCTTGGTAATGTTGAAATAGTAAGGGATATCGCGGATTCCAATATGGCTTTAAGGCAATCTCCTGGAGAACTTCCTGATCCTTCGTTTGTTCTTACTCAATATAATAGATCAGGAAAAATACTCGGTTTTGATGAACAAGGCAGTGTAAAGTATTATGATGGAGACGTTTCAAGACTTCAGTCGGACTGGAAAGAGACAGACGGTACTTCCGCGTCTTATATAAAAAACAAGCCTATACTGTCGAATGTTGCCACAACCGGCGATTATAATGATTTAAAAAACAAATTAACAGCAGGAGCGAATATAAATATAACGACCAACAATGTTATTTCTGCCATAGGCTCAGGAGGTATATACACAGCGGGAGAGAATATAGACATAACAGACAATGTTATTTCCAGCGATGTATTGGGAGCGATTGTTGATCATAGTACCGGCGGATGGATGCCGTCTACGATGCCTTCTGCGCATTGGCGTTCTGGAACCTACGGAAATGGCAGGTTCGTTGTTGTAGCAGCTAGTAACTCCAATAAAGCAGCTTACAGCTACGACGGTATTAATTGGACGCCGTCTGAGCTGCCTTCTACTGCGGATTGGTATTCGGTAACCTACGGTAATGGTAAGTTCGTCGCTGTAGCAACTGATAACTCAACCAAAGCGGCATATAGTACTGACGGTATTAATTGGACGCCGTCTAAGTTGCCTTCTACTGCGAATTGGATTTCCGTAGCCTACGGTAATGGCAGGTTCGTCGCTGTAGCAACTGGTAACTCAACCAAAGCGGCTTACAGTTACGACGGTATTAAT